TGTTTATTGCTACAGGGCTAACTGCATTAAATATACGTAACCAAGGGAAGTTTGCATTAGGTACAAACTTTTTACCAGACCTATCCTTAGATAGTATGTCATATTTAGCTGGTAAAGAGTTTTTTAAAGCTAAATCACGTTTAAATAACAACTCAGCAAAAGTATTTGCCTCTACTTGATGGGCTTGCATCATATCACCTAGAGATGATAACAGAGAACGGTAAGGTAAACTAGATCTACCTAGACCTGCTAGTACGTTTGTAATCTGTGATCCTGAACTATCAGCGTTCATAAGTGTAATTAAGTCATCAACACCCGCAAGCATAGACTTATCAACAAGAATAGACCCAAACATAAACGCAATCTTTTGTGTCATCTGATCTCTTTCATCTTCACCTAGTAAATGTTGATTAGTTGCAAAGTTAGCACTAAGAGAAAACAGTGTGTTAAAAGGTTCTAGAGTTCTATAAGATACATATACTGGTTTTTCATCAGTACCAAACTTAAATGAGTTAGGTTGTATCTGATTAGATCTCCATTGCTCTCTAGTTTCTCTATCAAACGGTAAATCTCCAGTAACTTTACCATTTAGTGCTAGATAAGCAGTAATACCCATCAAAGCATTACCAGTGGTCATACGACCTCTCATCATAGCTTGTGCTTGTGGTAAATCCTCTGGTCTAATACCATATTGTGCAAGGTTTTCACCTTTCATAATGTCATCAAACCTTTTAGTAAATCTTTCTAGCTCTGTATGTGCAAATGTTAAACGTAAAGCATTTATACTTGTTTTAACAAATGGAAAGAAGAACTGACCGCCTGGAATATTCTGTAATGTCTCAAATACCTTTAGATTTGGAGGTAGTGCTGTAGTAAGTGCAGCCTCATTACCTGCCATTTCAGCAGCTTTATCTGATACTACATATCTATTATTATCAACAATAAATATATCATCTCTAAATTTATCTTCATATTTCTTAGCATACTCAACCATATCAAAGATACCTGTTTTACCTTCTTCTATAGCTTTACGAGCAGCTCTTTGACGCATTTCTAGACGACCTATAATAGTTCTAGCAGCAGCGTCTCCAGATCCCATAAGGTTTACACTATATCTAGCAAAAGGGCTAGTGTTAAAGTCAACTAAACCTTTTAATGCCATATATGCAGCCTTATCACCTGGTTTTCCGTAGGCATTATAGTATTTTTCTAATGCAGCAAACTTCTGCAAATCTGCTTCTAAGTTAAATTTAGAAGTATATGTTTGTGGTTGTCTGTTTACACCTAGTTTCCAGTTGTGCATAAACATTTGTAAACCTTCAGCGTATGCACCCATAAGTCCGTGCATCTGTGTTAGGGCAATCAATGCCTCATTCTTGTTAAATGAAGTAGTAGCTCCAACAAATGCCATAAATGGACGTAGTGTTGCTATAAGGTTTGTACTAAAGATAGCCTTTACTGGGGTTGTGATAGCACTTAGTAGAGAGTTATAGTATACAGAACTTAACTCTTTCATAAATCTAGGTGTTATATACTCACCATTTACACGAGTTCCAAGTTTACGTAATTTAATACTACTTGGTTTAAATGGGTTCATAGCATAGCGTTCTAGATACTCATGTATATGTTCTAGACGTTGTACTACACCACCACTTAATCTGTGCATTTCTATAAGATCTGCAGCCTTACGTGGCCCCATCTCTCTAGTAATCTTACGTAGATATTGGTTATACTGTGCTTGGTCACTTATAATCTTAGCTATACCATCATTTACATTTTTAGTAACATAATCATCTAACACAAAGTTTCTTTGTTGTAGTAGTGTGTTACCACTCATGTACGCTAATTTTTTTTGCTCTAAAAG